CAACATTTCTTAAGTGACATACAAAAATCAAAACTTTAAATTTAATGGATAAAGATAATTTTTAATAAAATGATGAAAATCAACAAAACATTTAGAACAATGAATTAGATAAAGAAATCATAATTCAAGATTTGGAAGGTATTAACTTAAAAAATAATAATTTGAAAATTGAATTAAATAAATTAATTAATCAAGTTAGGGGGCAAGATTGGACTGAAAATTATTATGTTGATGATATAATTTCTAGTCTTAAAGATTATACTATGAGGATTGTTACATTAGATAATTTACATAAAGGTGACAAACCTATGAAGTATAAAATATTTTAGAATAAAAACACTAAACTTCATAAAGAATATAAAGATATAGAAAAGAAAACGACTTGGTGGATGTAAAGTGAAGAAAAACTAAATAAAGTGTATTCTGTCAACAATTTTATCGTTGCAACAGGTATAAATGCAGATGAATTATATAAAGATAGAGAAAATAGATGGCATATATTGATACCAGATAGGCGTGTAGAGTAAGGTGTTGAAGATATAAATCCTTAATCTATTTAGAACTTATTCAATAGGCTAACTACTGACGACTTCAGTGGTAATCGATTAAATATGGGTGAGAGATAGTAATATAATAAAAGTGACAAATAGTAATGGATCACTGGTTTAAGAAGGGATTATTTATCTGATTGGAAAAGTATGAATTTTTATATTGATACTGAAAGATATGGTTGTTATAATAATAATATAACTAGATTAAAATTTGGCAATCCGAGACTAGTATCAGTGAACCATCTGTGTTTAATTCTCTAAAATTCTGATATTGAGGTGGAAGTTAGAAATGATCTGTTCAGTAAGTATTCAAAAAATAAATATTAGGTTGAGCAATTACCGAATATAAATGAAAAGGTATTCTTAAGTAGATATCTAGATAATATTGAAAAATCTAAAGTATATAGAAAACAAATGAATTTAAAGAAAATAAAGAAAGTAACTTAAAATTCAGACATATAATACGAAAGTACAGCATATGCATTGACTTTGGGTAATACAATCGAAAGAAATATGCTTAAGCTAGAATTTGATAATGGCATAAGAGCTAGATAATACATGGCAATAGTGTTACCAGTAGTAGGTGGGAAATCTACATATGCTAATTAATTCAATTTAATAGATATAGATTAATTAATAGATTTGTAGGCACCAGAAGGCAGTTAAATAATGAAGATGAGAATGGAAGGCTTAGACAATGAAGACAAAGTGTTGTCTCGCTAATCGGCGGAATAGTGGGCAACTTACGTTAATTGTAGTCTTACTGCTTATGATTTCTAACGGTAAAAACGAGTCATACTACTGCATTCCGTGAGTATGGCACTTGCTTTAGGTATTTAAAATATTGAATGTATTACTGTTAACAAACAGTCAGTTTTAAACACAGGACGAAGAGAAGATGTTAAATTATACGATGCATCAGTAATTATGATAAAATAAGAGTGTAACAAATACGGTATTGATATAAATTATGTAAATTCATATCGTGATGTAGGTGTTATGATAAACGATAAATGTCTTGCATTCGGTGTACATACTGGATTTCCATTATTTGGGAAAGTAAGCACCGCTTGGATGCGTGATCCTTTAATGAAAACGTACGTACCAGGATGGATGTTAACCGGAACAATTAAATAAACTGAGAGTGCCTTACATAGATATAGATAAGTCTAAACTTATGCAAAACAAAATTAAATATCAATACACACATTAGCAGCATGGGGGTAAATGGTAGATGACGAAATACTAGAAGGTGAAGTAATTAATGAAGTAAAACATCACATTTGGGCATAACAAATAGGCTTGTATATGTATAGGAATATGAAAAAAGAGGAAGTTGATGCTGATGAGATGTAGTTCGTATAATCCGCATTATAAATGGGAGGTGCTGATATTGAATACATGGCTTTCGAAACTATAAAAGAAGATAAGAAACCAATGCGTTTAACAGATTACTTACATTCTACAACATAATCAAAAAGATAACTGTACTCATAAGTAGCTAGTTATATGATACATTGTAGTTAGACATAAGTGCTGACATCATTGATGACGATCGATAGTCTATTATAGTATCCGTACTTATGTTCACTCGTTTTAGTATCAGGCCTTTTAACTCATACTTTTCATAAATCAGAATATGTTAGGTGTAATAAAATAATCCATGACATGATTAGACGTACTTCATGTTTATTCGGCATACCTTTAACATAAGAGGAATAATCTAGGATTATGTATCCACATATGACAGTAGTACGTTTTGAAGGTGAAGCTGATCTAGATAAAGAAATAATAAAACGTACAGAACTACTAAAACCAAAATAATCATGGACAGGTACAAACTTTTCTCACAAATAATATTTAAGTAATATAACTAGATCTATCAATGCATCTTATAGTGAATTTATACCTAAAAGGAAAACAATGCAATAGTATTGGGAATAACGATATTCCATAGTAGCAAACGGTACCATTAGTGGCAAATATAAAATACCAGCGAATAGTGTATTCAAAGATTTGGAAAAAATAAGCTATAAAGTGAGTAAGATGGACATAAATTTAAGGAAACGTGCTTTAATGGAAAATGGAGATTTATATGATGACGTGTTACTTGCATTAACTGATATAGTTCCAAACAGTGAAACAAGAATGTCAACTAAAAATGAGGTTGCGGCATTAAGAGCAATTTTTCCTAGTAATATATTATGTTACATATTTTAATCATATATATTATGAAATGTGGAAAATACAGGTAATATTGAGATGTCGTTGTTAAATAAAAACACTAATTATGTGAACGGTTGGCATATGCATATTTATTAGAGATTTATAGGTATGACTGAGTATGTTGACTGTTTTATGATGGATTATGATGATTTCAATGCTTAACATACAATAGAGGATATGAAAAAAGTGATAGACATGTTAGGTTCAGTATTTTAATAACATGGTGTCATGAATAACGAATTGAGTAAAATGATAGAGTGGGTGACTGAGAGTTTTGACATGATGGTGATAAAAGCTGACGAAAATAATGAATTATATACTCGGTTGGTAAGAGGGTTATTATCAGGTTGGCGGTGCACAAGTTGGATAAACAGTGTGCTAAATGTAGCATACTTATACAACGCGATACAGTCAGCCATGCTTATAGATCCTAACGTTCAAGTGGACTAAAAAGACGTTATGACATTTGGTGATGATGGTTCTTTGATAGCAAAAAGAAGTTTTATTAATGATTTGATACATGATTAATTATTAATGAGCGGTGTAACGCTTAATCCTGTCAAGTAATTGAGAGGCGATAAAGTTGAATTTTTGCGTATAACAGTCAGTAAACAGGGGATTAATTCAAGTATGATTAGGGCTTTAAGTTCTTTCTGTAGTGGTAATTGGTTAACGGAATCATAATATGATCCAGATACTAGATTAAAATAATGTTATCAAGTATCGCAAAAACTACTAAGTAGAGGTGTCAGTAGTACTACAATAAAATAGGTATGGAAACATTGTAAATCGAGAAATTCTAAGATAGGAAATGAATATTTACCAGATTCATATATACATGGTCTCACATCTTAAGGTGGACTAGGTATACCTACCGAACAAGGTATATTATACAAATTAGACATCGATTATCCCAAAGTCAAGATGGAGAATTTTGAACTCTAAGATAATACACCTTGCGATATGTCAGAATAATGGTATGGCGTATTAAAAAATAGATTGAATGAAAATGGTTATTAAATAGATAATAGTAACAACAAAAGAAGAATAATATAGAAATTTGCAAAAGATAGTTATTTCAGCGATTTGGTCCATCATTGTACTGGTGAAGAGGGGAAATTGCTGATGGTAGGAAAATATTAGCCAATAATCATTACAGGTAGGGATGTGAAGATAGTGGAGTAACTAACTATAAATTAGTCAATGGTAGAATTCGTGTTAAAGAAAAAATTAATCAATTTTGATGATTTATTTAATGTCGATTGGTTACCAAATCAAACTATGACTAAATGTAAGAATGATTATGATATGTTTAAATGTTTATTTGATGATTAAACATAATTAATGTCTTAAATTAAGAAAAAATACGATCTAACTCAATAACAAGTTGATTTATTATTAAACGAAGACGACATGTTGGGTACTTTTAGTGGTGTAACTGAAGGTTGGTTAGATGGAAGAGCACATTCTTTTGCTAGCAATGCAGCATGGGAATCACATGGTGATATACAGTTTAAAAGTGCAATATATAACACTATAATAGTGTATTTATTACATACTGGAATGTCATCTTTAACAGG